ATCTGGACACCTACCAAGATTGATGATGTGTGGTTTGGTAAAATGACTCCGATGATCAACATGCTGATGCGTGGTTTGAATATCGGGGCTCTTAATATTCTTAAAGACCAGAATAGGGACGACAAGAAATGACTCTCGGTTTGATTATGGCGGGGGTGCTTGTTGGAGCTGGTCTGTTAGCTGTTTACTGGGGTAGAAAAGCAGGGATCGATTCCGCTCGGGCAGCTGATCTGGATTCTATCATGGAGAAGAACGTTGATATTAATGATGAATTTGCGAAGATGCGGAAAACACAGTCTAAGGAACTCAATTCTATTGATTCTGCTGATGCTGCTCACAAGTTGCGCGAGCTCGGGCGCAGGCGTGGGAAGGATCGTTGAGAGACCGTCTGACTTCCCAGATGAAGTCCTTTACCTACCCAACGAATCTGAACGTGGCAAGATGTGGTGCCTGACGGACGGGGATTATATCCGCGAGACCAAGCACATGGTGAAACTGAACCACGTGATCGATAAATACGAGTGCCAGATTACTATCTTGAACGGGGGCAAATGCAAGGAATGAAAAAACTGTTTAACGGTGAAAAGTTCGGGCAGATGATGAAATCTGCCGAGCGCAGTAAGAATTCCCGCAAGGAAAACCGTGCCTGGGACAAGATGGTGAAGGACGCTGGCAAGGATGCGGATCTGCCTGAGAAAAAGTCAGCCATTACCGCTTCTTTCGATTATGTTTACGAAAAGATGGGCGGTCATGACGGTTTTCTCGAGTGGGCTCGGTTCAGTCCGACGAATACGACGAAATTTTATGAATGGCGGTCAAAACAGCTGCAGAAAGAATCTGTGTCTGATTCTTCTGAAGGAAAAATAGTTATTAATGTCCTGAATTATCACAACGATGCAGATTCCATTCAATTACCAGCCGAGGGAGTACCAACTCCCCCTGTTCCAAGCGTTTGATTCCGGCGTAAAGAGAGCCGTATGCGTGTGGCACAGGAGAAGCGGCAAAGATAAAAGCGCCTTGAACCTCTGCGCCAAGATGGCGCTTCAGAGGGTTGGCGGTTACTTTCACCTGTTTCCCACGGCGAGACAGGCGAGAAAAGCGATGTGGGACGGAATTGACCGTGACGGATTCAAGTACATGGATCACTTTCCTCCCGGTGTGGCTGTTGCCAAGAATGAAACTGACATGAAGGTTACTTTATGCAACGGTTCTTATTACCAGTTGGTTGGGGTTGATATGGGGCTTGATTGGCTCGTCGGGACTAATCCCGTTGGGCTGATCTTTTCCGAATGGGCGATCATGAATCCGAGAGTCTGGGATCTTATGCGTCCCATTATTCGTGAAAATGACGGATGGGCCCTGTTTATCTATACGCCCAGAGGGCAGAACCATGGGTATAAGACTTATCAGGTGGGCCTTGAAGAGAAGGACTGGTTTTGTTCCATGCTTACTGTTAACGAGACTCGGCGTGCTGATGGAAGTCATATTGTGTCGCCTTCGGATATTGAAGCTGAAAGGCGTGAAGGCATGGTTGAAGAGATGATTCAGCAGGAGTATTACTGTTCCTTCGAATCGGCGATTCCCGGAGCTTATTTTTCTGTCGAGATGCGGAGAGCCGAGGAGGATGGCAGGATTACCCAGGTGCCGTTCGAGCCAGCCCTGCCAGTAGACACTTGGTGGGACCTTGGCGTTAATGATGCCACTTCGATCTGGTTTACGCAATCGCATGGCGAGGAGGTTCGCTGTATCAATTATTACGAGAACAGCGGCGAAGGCCTTTCTTTTTATGCAGGGATGCTGTCCGAGCTGAGACATAAACATGGTTATTCTTATGGACACCATACGGCTCCCCATGATATTGAAGTAAGAGAATTTACGACTGGCAAAAGTCGTCGTGCTGCTGCCCGTTCACTCGGGATTAATTTCAGCGTCGGCAAGAAGGTCAACTCTAAAGAGGAATCGATTGACGCGGCAAGAAGAATTCTTCCACGCATCTGGTTTGATCGTGTAAAATGCGAACAGGGAATTGCCTGTCTGCGCAGTTACCATAAGGAGTTTGACGATAAACACCAGACTTTCCGTGTCCAGCCGGTGCATGACTGGAGTTCCAACGGGGCGGATGCCTTTATGGAGCTCGCAAAAAATTACAGGAATTTTACGCAGGATACTTATCAACCCGTGGCTACTTCTTCTTATTCCGTGTTTGGAGGATAATTATGATTTTAGATGAACGAGATATTTTAAAACTGTTTTCTCGCTCGGTGTATGAGTTCGGGGGCGGTTCACCGAGCCCTCCCCCTCCGCCCCCGCCCCCTCCCCCTATTGTGGATGAGGGGGCAAAGCAGAGAGAGAAAAGAAATAAGCGTGCTGCTGTTCGTAAACGCGGCAGGCAATCATTGATCCGCACCGGGCATGGCGCCCGTGGTGATGTTTCAATGGCTCCGGTATTCGGTGCTTCTTTGACTGGTTCGACTCCAGAATCTCAAACTCTTGGTGGGTAAATTATGGGAAATGAAGATGCTGTAAAAATGATGCTGAAACGGCGTGATGCCAAGGTTGAACAGCGTCAGGAATGGGAACCGTTTTATTCTTCGATTGCCAGGTATATCCGCCCGAGGAAAAAATCGATTGATTCTTTTCGGACGCCGGGTCAGCTGAACAATGATCATTATGATTCGACTGCTCCTGCTGCCAGTAACACGTTGGCCTTGATCATGGCGGATACGCTGACTCCGAAGGCGATTGAGTGGTTTGGTTTTGCTATCCCCGAATCGAGCAGATTTTCCCGTATCAAGAAAAATGTTAACGTGACCAACTGGCTTCGTGAGTTGAATATTGCTGTTTTCGATGCCTTGGGTCAGTCTAATTTTTATTCCGTAATCAACGAGATTTACGCTGACTTTAATTCTTTTGCTACCGTCTGTCTCTATCTCGAGGAGTCCCGTCTTAAAAGCCCGGGTTTCAACGGTTTTAATTTCCGTGCCCTGCCGATCAGTTCTTACGTGTTTGCGGAAGATGATCATGGGCTGGTGGATACTGTTTTCAGGGATTACGATTTCACGGTTCGTCAGTTGTACCAGCGGTTCGATAAGACTAAGATCCCCGGCAAGTATAAGCGGAAACTTGAAAAGAGTCCTGATGACGTGGTGAAACTTGTCAGCTGTGTTTGTCCTACTAGAGATCTTCCTAAATCATTACAGACCAAAATGCCTTTTACTGCTCTCGATATATTGGAGGAGGACAAGGTTATGCTCGAGACAATGCCGTTCAACGAGTTTCCTTACATGGTCGGTCGTTGGGATAAGGCCTCTGGTGAAGAGCGTGGGCGTGGTCCTGCTGCTGTTGCCATGGCGGATATCCTGAGTTTGAATGAATTGAGACGGCAGGAACTGATTGGTTTGCAGAAGGCGGTTAACCCGCCGATACTGTCCGGCGAGGAAGGATTTGTCGGTACGGTGCAGATGATTCCCAATGCGATTGTTTATTCCCGTAATCCAAGGGAAGTTCGGACGATGCCTTCAGAGCTTCGCTTGAACCTTTCTTCCCTCGTGGCGGATAACTTGATTCGCGGAATAAAAGACATGTATCTCGTGGATCAGCTTAATCTTCCGCGAGGGAAGGCTATGACTGCTGAAGAAGTGATCACGGTTCGCGGTGAGGTTGAAAGACTGCTTGGTCCTACGGTTTCGAGATTTGAATCCGAGGTCTTGGGCCCGATGCTTGAGCGTTGTGCCGGGATCATGGTGAGAACCAGGGCGATCAGTAATCCTCCAATGGAACTTGAAGGACTGGAAACACTCGATATTGTTTATACGGGTCAGCTGGCGCGAGCTCAGAAACTTGCCCAGGTACAGGCGATCCAGCGATGGGCGCAGATGAATATTGAATTTTCTTCCGCCGATCAGGCGGTGCTTGATGTTCAGAATCTTCAGGAGGCTTCTCGGTTTGCGGCTCCTCTTATGGGTGTTCCGCCTGAAGTGGTTAGGTCTCCAGATGAAACGCAACGGATTCAGGACGAGAAAGCCAAGGCGGCTCAGGCTGACAAAGAGGGCGAACAGATTGAAAGCGGTATGGATTCTATAAGTAAGACCGCACCGTTATTGAAGGTGCTTGGTGAACAGGGAGGAGGAGTACTAGGTGGCACCCAAAGTCAAATCCCCGCAGGAGTTGCCTGATTCTGAGGCTGCGCTTGACGAGGCTTTTTACAGGACCTTTTCTGGTCCGTACGGCGAGACGGTTTATGCCTTGCTGGAAACTGTTTACCATGATGGCTCTTCCTTTGATGCCGATACGCATATGATGGCTTACAAGGAAGGGCAGCGCTCGATCTTTCTCCAGATCAAAACAAGGATCGATAATTATAATAATCGTGATGTCAGGAAATAGGAGGTTTTATGTCGGAAGAAGAAATCGCTGAACCCGTGGAAACGGCTAATTCAGATGATGGGCAGGCTGTAGAAACTGCTGTAGAAACTAAGGAATCAGGCTGGATGGATTCTTTACCAGCGGAATTAAAAGAAGATGCTAGTCTCGGGAAGTTTGATGATGTGGCGTCTCTTGCCAAGGGCTATAAGCATATGGAGTCTTTTCGCGGGAAATCGATATCGATCCCTGACGAGAAGACGCCTGAGGCTATGGGCGATATCTGGGATAAACTAGGACGCCCGGAAGCTGCTGATAAGTACGAATACGAACCGCCTGGTAAAATACCTGATGGGGAATATAATCATGAGAACCAGGAGAAGTTTTTGCAGGGAGCTTATGATCAGGGTTTTAGCAAGGATCAGGCTAAGTATGTCCTCGATTTTTATAATAACATGGCTTTCGAGTCTATGAATGATATCAAGAATTTTCAGGCTAAAGCTGCTGCCGATAATACGATGGAGCTCCAGAATGAATGGGGGCGTGCCTATGATGAGAATCTTTCAACTGCCGTGCGTGCGTTTGACCAGTTTGCGACTGATCAGGATCGTGAGTTTTTAGCTACCAACGGTTTGGATTCCAACCCGGCATTGATTCGTCTTTTTCATAAAGTTGGTGCCTCGATGACGGAGGGTAATTTCTCAGGTGAGGTTCAGGCCGGCAGGATGCTGAGTCCTGTTGTTGCGACTCAGGAGATCGAGGCGATCCGCAATGATCCGAGCCATAAGCTTCACGAGGCTTATCACTCTGCGGAACATCGTGATCATCAGAAGGCTATTGACGAGATGGAAAAATTATACGGCTTGGCTTACGAGGATGAATGATGGGGGACGGTAAACCAATTTCGTGTCGCCAATGCAATCATTACGTTGATGAAAGTTGCAAGGCGTATAATACTGTTGTATATAATCCTAATTTGGTGTATATGTTGTGTCCAGCTTCTGATAGGATTCAGGTTCCTCCAGAAGTGTCTCCTCCTTCGTTTTTGGTTAGTCTCGGTGAGAAGGTTGCTGCGAGGCAGCCTTCTCCCAAGGCGAAAACGAAGAGGAAAAGAAAAAGAAAACCCGCTGTTGTCGGATAATTTTCTTTTAAACCTGAACCCGATAACCCTATCTGGGCCGGGACTTTTTTGGGAATTTCCCGGAAGAGCCCGAATGTTCGGCTAACTCTTCTCACATTAATAATTTGCTACAAGGAGTTAGCTGATGTCTACTCAAATTACTAAAGCGTTTGAGCAAGACTGGAGTGATACATTCATCCACCTTTCTCAACAAAAGAACTCCAAGCTTGGCGAATCTGTCCGTATGGAACAGGTGAATGACGCTAAGGCCTTTCATTTCGATAGGTTAGATAGTGTCATTATGCAAAAAGCTGTGAGTCGTCACGAAGATACTCCGTTAACAGAGGTCCCCTACAGTCGAAGGCGTGTTACTTTCAACACCTTCAGAGCTGCTGATCTTATTGACAATCCTGACCGAGTCAAGATGTCTAAAGATCCTACCAGTCCGACTATGAAGACTTTGTTAATGGCTCTTAATCGTCAGAAGGATGACGAAATCATTGAGGCAGCTTCAGGGAATGCTTATTCAATAAGTGATGCAGATGCTTCTACTTCGGTGGCTCTTCCTGCAGCTCAACAAATTGCTCATGGTTCAGCCGATCTTACGTTGGCTAAAATTATCACTGCTAAGAAGACTCTTCTTCTTGCTGATGTTGACCCAGATGCGGAGCCTCTTTATTTCTGTATTGCTCCTGCACAGTTGGAAGCGTTACTGAATAATACGACTGTAACGAGTTCAGATTACAATAGCGTGAAAGCTCT